TTGTGCATAACTTATACCTCTTGTTGAATCAACCCAAAAGCTTCCATAACCTGCACCTCTATTTCTTATCCATAATAAATCAGGTTTTAAATCTGAATTTCCACTAAAAGTTACAGTTGTATTAGCACCAGCACCAGTATAATTTTCAGCTTGAAAAAAAGCTGAACTGTCGTCTATTGTAGTATATACAGCCATTTATCCTCCGTATTGTGCTAAATTTTTTGTGCACAATGAATAGTAACCCGATGGTGGTGAATATTCAAAAGTGCCATAACCATTTGCATCATTTACTGCACTTGAAGGAGTCCATGCAGAATAGCCACCAAAATTGTATTGTGCTTCATCGTTAATAGTACCATGAAAAGGAACTACCATTTTATCGGCTGCATCAAAAATAGATGAGTTAGCAATACCACTTTGTAATGTACCATTACCATAAATACTAATTTGATTATCATCCATATTTAAAGCTATGCCTATAATATCATTGTTTGTATGAAAATCTGAAAATTCATCTAAAGAACCATAAGTTTGTGAACCACTACTTGCATACTCTCTTCTTGCAGCACTTATATTAAATCTAAAAGTTGAGTTTTCTTCTTGTGGGTCTGTAGAAGTATATACATTATCACCATCGTCAACAGCACTTATACCTATATAATGACTTTGTTGGTCAACAAGTTTTACTTCCCAATACCACTTACCTGCTGTTACTGCCATAGTTCCAAAAGCACCACCAACACCACCACCTGTATCATCTCCAAAAGTTGTACCACCATCTCCAATACCATTAGTTGTATACTTAAAATTAATTAAATCATTAAGAGTACAAAAATTATTAGTAGGTGTGTCTGTAGCTTGTCTAGCTGCACCATTTGTTATACCTGAAGTTCGATTATTAGCATCGTTATTATTACCACTAAAATCTTCTCCCATATCACTTGCATTACTAAATTTGTAATAGTGTCCTAGTATTCCATATGAACCTGTGTATTGTTTTGGTTTCCATATTCCACTATCACTATCTGTTTCACCAAACTCTGTATGAGCCACAGTTGAACCATCTATAAAATGATAGTCAGCTATATAACCATTAAAATATGCACCTGCATCATTTGCTGCACCACCTATGTAAAAATTTACATTACTAGTTCTAAATGCAGATAGGTCAACATTTTGATTGCCATAATCTTCGGTTGCCCAAGAAGTTATTTTTTCACCATTAATATATACATTAACTCTATCACTTGCTGTTGATTGTGTAGAATCTACTTGAACAACTATATGCGACCATGCTGATAAATCTCTAAACACTTGATTAGAAATTAAACTCATAGAAGTATTATCATCATACATTTGTAATTGGTCGCTTGTATTAAAGTAAACTGCAAAAGCTACTCCAGCTGCCCTATAATCAAATAATCTAGGGTAATGACTGCTTTCTGTTGTTGCTGTTCTTTTAAACCAACATGAAACAGTTAGTTTTCTAGCATTTGTTCCAGCATTTGAATTAGCTGCCCAACCATCACTTGTTGCTATTTGATTATAAAAAAAACTATTACTATCTGCATAAGTTCCAAGAGTTGAAAACATAATAGAGTTACTAATATCATAAGTAGTATCAGTAGATACGCTACCTCTATTAGCTGTTCTTTGTAGAGTTTCCATATATTAACTTTGTGTTAGGTTTTGACTAATACCTATATTTTGCCATTTAGAGCCATTGTATCTAAAAGCATAGATATCTGTTTTAGCATCTGTGGCAGTTTGTGTTGGAGTTTCATCACCAACAAACTCAAAGATTGCATTCCATGCTAAAGTGTATGGTCCACTTGATGCGTGTTGAGCTACCTCGATACTTATAATAGCTCCTTCTACTGCATTACTAGGTGCAGAAATTGTTGAGTTTTCTTCTAGTAATAAGAAAGCATTAGCTGCTGCTGCTGCATCCCAAGATACTGTGCCATCTGTTAAAGATACTTGAGATATGTTTGCAGAGGTTTGTGCTGTTACTACACCAGAAGTATTTAAAGTTCCATCTATATCTGTGTTGTCTAAGTTAGCAGTTCCATCAACATCTATATCTCCAGAAACATCTAAACTTACTGCATCAACTTCACCGGCTACTGTTAATACTCCATCAGCAACAGTCATTAAATCTGTATCGTCTGTATGACCAATAGTAGTACCATTAATAATTACATTGTCAACTGTAAGTGTTGTAAGTGTACCAAGACTTGTAATGTTTGATTGGGCAGCACCTGTTACTGTAGCTGCTGTTCCTGATACATTACCTGTTACATCCCCTGTAACATTACCTGTTATGTTTGCTACTAATGTTCCAGCTGCATAGCCTGTAGCACCTGTGTTAACTGTTGTGCTAGGTTCTGTTTGTGTATCTACAAATAATCTAAAAGTATTATCAGTAGAAGCATCAAAAAATAAACCTGCATATTTAGTTGTAGTAGATTCTACATACTTACCATAAAAACCAAAGTCTGTAGCATTCCCACTATTATTATTAGATAATGCTTGGAAGTTAGAATTAGATACTGTTGCACCTGTTTGTGTTGTGCTACCTGTAACTACTAAGTTTCCTGCAACTGTTAAGTCATTAGCAATAGTTATATCATTAGATAACTTATCACCTGTAACTTGGTCGTTTGCAATATGAACTGTATCAATTGAACCATCAGCAAGTTGAGCTGAATCAATCGCATCGTCTGCTATCATAGAGTTTACAATAACATCACTACCTATAACTAAGTCTATTGTACCATCACCATCTTCATAGGTCGCTGCAATACCTGTTTCAGTATTGCTTGAAAACATCGCACCGACAGTATCTTGTATTACTTCACTTAAATCAATGTTTGCTGAACCATCAAATGAAACACCGTGTATAGTTCTAGCAGTTGTTAAAGTAGCTGCTGAACCTGTAGTATCTTGATTGAGAGTTCCAATAACTAAATCTATCGTGCCATCTGCATCTTGATAAGTTGCTGTGATGCCTGTTTCAGTATTAGAACTAAACATAGCTCCAATAATATCTTGTAATTCTTCTGTTGTATGTATATCACTTGTTAAAGCTAGTGTACCTGTAGTTGCCGGTAACGTTGCTGTAATGTTACCACTAAAAGCAGAGTGAGCAGGTGCTTGTAATCTTGCATAGTGTGCATTAGATGATTCACAATAAAAATCTACATATGATTGTGTACCACCATTTTTAATAGCAATAGCACCTTGAGATATTTGTACACCATTGGTTGAACCACCACCAACTCCTAACGATGTTGTTATTTGGGCCGCACTTGGTAAACCTACAGTAACTGTACCTGAACTTTCTCCTACTTCAACTTCATTAGATGTTCCGGCAAAGGTTAATGTGCCACCTAATGAAATAGCTGTAGAGCTTGAGCCATCACTTACTGTTATACTAGAGTTAGATAATTTAGCATTAGCTATTGAACCTGCTAACATATCATTAGTTATAACTCCTGAACCGATTACGAAGTCTAATGTATTATCTGAATCATCGTAAGTTACAGATATACCTGTTTCAGTATTAGAGCTAACCATAGCTCCAACTGTATCAGATATTGTTTCTGCTAATGTTACACCTGCAATAGTAATTGCATCAGCTTCTAATGTACCATCAATATCTGCATCACCTGAAATATCAAGTGTGGCCGCATCAAGTTCTCCCGTTAGAGTTACATTTCTAAAACTTGCGATATCTTTATTACTATCTACAACGACTGCTTTACTAGCTGCAACTGTACCAGCAGTTACACCATCAATTGTTTCTAATTCAGCTTCATTTATATCTGCTGAACCTATAACAAAACTTGTACCTGTAATAGTTGTACCTGTGATTGCACCAGCACTAGAGCCACCTATTGTAACTCCGTCTACTGTACCACCGTTTATATCTGCTGTATCAGCTACTAATGCATCTGTAGTAACTGTACCATCAAAGAAAGCATCTTTAAATTCTAAAGATGATGTTCCTAAATCTATATCATTATCTGTAATCGGAACAATAGCTCCGTCTTGTATTCTTAATTGTTGAACAGACGAAGATGATACTTCTGTGTAAAACTCTATATGATTATTACTTGTATCTATTAAAACTTTATTGTTTGGAGAAGTTTCTCCTGCATCTCCAATTAATCCTATAACTGGACCTTCAGCTGTTGTGCCATCATGTTTATGTCCTGTTGAATTATTAAATGCAGCGAGTAGTTGATTAAATTCATTATTAAATATCGCTGCTGTGATGGTATCTCCATCTACGAATGTACTTTGCCTTGTGTAACTTGCCATTTATTATCTCCTGCCGGATGGTATAAAATCTATGTATAACCCATTAATTTTATACGGTGCTTTTGTATCCTCTGTTAAAACTGTAAAATTATTACTTGTGCCACTTCCTTGAACTGGTATTCTAATTAGTGGACTTGATGTGCTATTAAAAACACTTGTACCAAATACAGCTTCACCAAATTCTGCTGGTGGGTTTATTGTTCCAAAACTAAAATTACTAGCTGGTTGCTGAACGTTAGTGCTTCCAAAGTCATATTTAATTTGTAACTCTGGTGTAACAATACCCTCTGCTGAAACTGAAACTCTTACATAATGTAAAGTTTTTAAAGTTCCAAAATCACCATAATCATAATCAGGTGTTGCGTATCTTGCTAAAATATTACTACCATCAAAATCATTACCAGAATCATGTACATATACATAACCTGTAGAATCTCCATGATAGTATTCTTCAATACCGTTTTCGTTAAAACCAGAGCCAGTAGCTGTTGCTGATATACCTCTAGTTTCTGACCATTGAAAACCATTTGGTCTTAATGTTCCTATAATACCTCTTTGTAAACTTGTTGGGGTTGTAGTGTCAGTATAGAATAATCTATATTGTGACTTGTCTCTTAATACTAAACTTGTAATAGTAAAGGTATTTATATTTTCAGCTAATGTAGTTAGTAAAGGTTGTATAGCTTTAGATACAGTTCCTAACTCAACGTCTCCAATCCTTGCTGTACCTGCTACTGTCCTAAACCCATCGGGTGCTAAAAATATTAAGTCACCACCTATCTCTTGTATGCTTTGACCACTTAAACAACCAATGTTTTTAGTAACGGGTACAATAACCGGTGTGCCATTTATATCTTGTAATTTAAATATACTATTCTCACAAAATATAAACAGTTCATTACGGAAACTTTTTATACCTACTACTTGGTCTTCTAGTGTTATTGACCCTGACCCCGTGCTTGTAAAGTCTGTTGGGTCTAGTGTACCACTATAAAATATACTATTTAAATTGTCTTCAACACCTGCAACAACTAAATGTTTGTCGTGAATAGCTGCATGAGTTGCAAACTTTGTTCCTGTTACAGTTATCTCTCCTGCAAAGAAAGTTCTACCTGTAAACGAACCTGTTCCTTCCATTCTAAAGAAATAAGGTTTGTTAGCTCCATCACAGATTACTAATAAACCATAATCAAATGTAGCACCCTCAAAAATTGCAAAGTTTACTTGGCCTTGAGAAGTTCTAGTTAGTGTGCTACGACCTGTAAATGTGGTATGATTATCACCACTTCCAGAAACTGAACTTCTACTGATGTTGGTCCAACTTGTGCCATCTTGACTAAAAAATATTCCTGTACCTGCACAAGCTACAACTCCATCACCATAAGGTATTACTCCTAATACATTTGTAACACTACCTGTTGGTAAAGCTGCACTACCTCCACCAAACTTTGAAAAACCATTAATACGTCTGTATCCACCTTCA